AGGGAGGGGGGCTCCGATGATTTGGACGGGGGTGGGGGTATCCGGCCGTCCCCACGCCAGGCTGTTGCCTGCCCATCCGCCCAATCGTCTGGTCAGTGCCGGGCGCAAGTGGTCTCGCGATCCATCACCGCGCTCTCGGTTGCAGGTCATGTGAAGCAGCCGATCAGCCTTGACGCCGCCCTTGCTGCGCGCCTGGACGTGGTCGGCTTCGAGGCCGGCCTCGTCCCAGTTGCGCTCGGCCTGGCGATGCATGGGCTCGTCGCACCACCAGCACCGCTGCCCTTCGCGGTGGCGTTGCAGCAGCCGTTCGCGCTCCTGCTGGTGCTTCCAGCCGAGCCCGCGCTGCGTGGTGGTGCGGCGTGCCAATGGTCAGGGCTTGGTCTGCCGGTAGTGCCACCAGGCGAGGACGATGTCCGGCCAGAGCGGAGCGAGTATGCGGCGGATGGGCGTATGGGGTTCGACGGCCGGACTCACCACGGCACCGCCATCAGGATGTGCAGCGGGATCGCCTTGAGCGTGGGCATGTGGCCGATGGGATGGCACAGCAAGTCGTGCACGAGGGTGTAGAGCAGATCCATCACGGGCTCCTATCGGGTGAAGGCTGCGTGTGCGATGTCGTCGATCAGTGGGTCGAACATGCTCGGACAGCAGACGAACCCGGCCCACGCGCGAAGCAGTTCGCGAACGTAGGCGATCTGGTAGGCGAGGACATGAGCGTCGTGGTCCACGGCGTATCTCCTACGTGAGGGAGGGGGTTCGCAGCGCGCAGCGTGACCACCCGCGGCTTCTCACGGGCTTGCGGAGCTGTGCTCGTTGGGGCGCTTTCCGGCATGGGTCGTTTCCGGTTGACGCGCTGCGAAGTCTGGGGAGGGTCAGACCCTCGGTATCAGAAGGCGGCGCGGATGAACGCGCCGAGGATGGTGCCGACGCCCTCGGCGACCTTCAACCAGTCGACGGCGGCGGCGATGGCAGACAGGGTGGACAGCATGGCAATCTCCTTGCGCTGGATGGTGGACGAGTTGTCCGTTGCGGTGGCCGGATTCGAACCGGCGACCTCCAGCACATGGAGCTGGCGAGCTACCGCTGCTCTACACCGCGTCGTGGCTGGTGAAGTCCGCCAGCCGTCGGGTTGCTATCTCGGCGTATGCCGGGCTGCCCTCGATGCCGAGGAACCGCCGGCCTTCCGCCAGCGCGCCGACCCCGGTGGTGCCGGAGCCCGCGAAGGGATCGAGGACCAGGCCGCCGACGGGCACTGTGCGGACGAGGTAGCGCATCAGCTCGACCGGCTTGGCCGTGATGTGCTGCCGCTCCTTGCCTTTCGGCGAGCCCACCCGGTAGACGCCGGGTAGGCAGGGCGGCTGGTGGTCGCGGTCGATGGTGCCGTGCGAGGCCCACAGGATGTATTCGCATTCGTTGCGGAACCCGGGCTGCGGGCGGGCGTTGGTCTTGGCCCATACGGTGATGCCGCGCCACCGCCACCCGGCCGCCTGGAGCGCGTCGGACATCGCGGGCAGCTGGCGCCAGTCGCAGAACACGAGGGCTTGCCCGCCGGGCCGGACAAGGCGCAGCGCTTCGCCGAGCCACAGCGTGCACCAGAGGGTGAACGAGCGCTGGTCGCGCTGGTCGCCACCGAAGTCCGGCAGAGCCTTGCCGGTGGTCGAGTCGGTGCTGACGTACTTCTGCTGCGCAGTGCGGGACGTTCGTTCCGCGGTGCTGGTGCCGCCGCTGCAGTAGGGCGGGTCGGTGATCAGCGCGTCAAAATCGGCGGTAGTGAGGTTCCGCATGGTGGCGAGGGCTTCGCCGTGGATGATCTCTGACATGGTGCTACCTCCACCGTCCCCGGCCCGGGACCGTCCGGGGCCTGGACGTAGGGTGCAGCGCGCAGCGTGGCCCCCCGGCTGAGTCGGACCAGGGTTGCGGCTACTCGGCGTGGCTGTGCTCGGCCGAGCGCGTTGGGGCGCTTGCGGTGAAGGTTGGCACCGTTTGACGCGCTGCGAGATCGTGGGGGCCGAAATGGCCTATGACATGCGAAAACCGGCACTGTCGCCGCTTTTGGGGTCGGCTCGTCAGTACCGGTTTTGAGGTGCCATCGAGCATAGCACCAGGTCAGAGCATTTTCGATCTTGCGGCTACGGTGTGGTGTTCCACTCCGGCCGGAAGTCTGGATGGTCAGACCAGATCGCAGCGATTCCGCGCAGATCGGGACCGGCTGCCCGGATTTCCTCTGCGGTGTCTTCGCTGCCGAACTCGGCCTCGAGGGCAGCGCGAAGACCAGGAATGGTGCGCAGATTGTCGACGACACCACGCAGGGCCGCCACCTGCCGCAGCACCCGGGCTGGGTCATGACGGGCGATATGTTCGGCGTGATAGAGCGTGTACAGGTCCTCCTGAGAGGTGCTGACGCGGTCCCACTGCTCGCTGTAGACCCATTCGCCGTCGCCTGCGTCCGATTCCTGCGCGATCCGTTCGTCCTCGGCGAGCCGGGCCTCGATGAACTCGACGATGGTCATGGTGTCGATCCTCTCTCGGCGAATTCGCGGCGCGCCAGTTCGAGGGCGTCACCGACGCGGTACACGGGCACCGCGCCGTCCTCATGCAGGTCGGTGATGCGCACACCAGCGCGGCTGCGGATGAGCCACGCGCGGCGCGTAAGGCGGCCCTCGGCGGCCCACCGGTAGCCGGTTCGCCGCGCGATCGGCGAGCCGATTGCCGCGCAGGCGTGCAGCAACTCGGGCATCGTGCATAACATTTCGCGGGCAGATGCGGTGGCCTGATCTTCAAGGTGCGCGACCTGTTGCTGCTGGCGGCAGTTCGCGCACCGCACCCACGCCGCATCGGGTTCGGCCCACAGGTTCGCCGCGCACGTCCCGCCGTCATCGACTCTGACCGGACACCGACCGAGGTATCGGCGATCGGCGGGCCGGTCGACCATGTGCCGGAGACGGTTGACCGCGCCGACGATGTCGTGGTGCGCCGCCTCTGCCGCGTCGAGTTCGCGCAGCCCGTGCGGGTGGCTCGCCAGCCAGACCGCGAGACGGTCGTCGATCGAGGCCGACGGGATGAGGTGCGCGGCCGTGCGCAACGCGACGTGAGATTCGCGCACCCGCACGCCCTTGCGCAGCCGGTGCTCATGCACCACGACGGGGGCCTCGGAGGATCCGCCGGTGTGCCGGGCGTTGGCGGCCAGCACGGCGAGCGAGCGCGCCTCGAGCGGAATCTCGACGCCGAGCTGGTCGGCGAGGATGCGCGCCCACCCGTGCAGCGCGGTCGACAGCGCGAGCGCCTCGCGTTCGCCGAGCAGGCGCACACCGTGCCCGCGGTCCTCGTTTGTGGTGTCGGCGATAGGCAGTGGCACCTCGGCCGAGCGCCCACCGGCGCGGTCGGCGGCGATCCGGGCCTGCCCACTGCGCGCGGTTTCGAGGTCGGCGAGCAGGCCGGGCACGGCGAGCAGTGCCTCGACGAGTGTCCGGCCGCACTCCTCGCAGAGCGCGAGTTTGTCGCCGACGAGGCGCGTGCAGATGCCGCACGCCGTGCCATTGGCCATCGATCAGACCTCCAATCGGGTGAGCGTCATGTGCACGCCGGTGGCCTCGCCCGGCTCGGCGAGGCGCTTACGCGAGCGCAGGTCGACGACTTGCGAATCGTCGGCCCAGGCAACGCCGGTCAGTGCGTCGAGGACGGCCCGCGCGAGCTTGTCGGCATCGGGCCTTTTCACGGCCGCAGGCGTAGCCGCGGGCGTCCCCTTAGGACGAGGCATGACGAACACGAGGTCGGCGGCGAACGGGCCGCCGGTCGGCCGCCAACCGCGCTCGTGCGCAGTCCACGCGATACGGGCACGCCAGTCAGGCAGTCCGGCCGCGGACTCGACGAGGATCGCCTTGCCACGGGCGTTGCGGCCCTTGTAGTCCTTGGACCCTTGCGGCGCGGGTTGGCCCGAAACGAACAGCGTCTCGGCGTGCTGGTCAGGCACGGGCGGTCCTCCTGCCCACGAGGGCGCCGATGGCGTCGCAAATCAGGCCGAGCAGGCCGGGCCGGGACAGGTCCGTTCGCGGGCCCTCGAACGGTGACGGGATGTCGTCGCCGCGGGCGCGGCCCCTGCTGAGTTGCCAGTCGACGAGGTCGTCGATGTGGTCGCGGGCGCGGTCAGCCACGGTCGGTCCCCTTGGTGCGCCACTGCCCGGCATCCGGGCAGGTGGCGAAGTGGGAGACATAGCGCGGCACCTCGTCGCCGAGCTCGCCGAGCGCGTCCGCCGACAGCGCGGAGGCCACGTCGCCATCGACGACGACATTGCCGTGCAGCTCGGCCATCGGGTCGAGCGGGATTCGCTTGCCGGTCGGGGTGCGGCGCCACGCGATAAGGGCGCGGCACGAGCGACACCGGGCAGTCGGCGGCAGCGTGGTGGGGCCGTGGTCGGGGGTCGGCTCGGCGCCCTGGTCGGTCCACACGAGGCGGGTCTTGCCGTCGTGGCCGTGCACGGCGATGGCGTCCTCGATCGACGACCATGTGACGGTCGACCGGCGCTCACCGCGCCAGCGGAGCGCGACGTGCCCGTCATCGAAAACGATTCCGTCGGCGACGACTCCGGTACCGCTGACGCCGGAAATGTCTGTGTCCCTGTGGAATTCAAACGTGCGAGTCATCGTTCACGCTCCTTGCGTTCTGCTGCTGCGATGGCCTGCTGCGCTCGCAGGCTCGGGACGGACTGGTAGATCTCGCGTCGTTCGCCGCGAGTCCATGGCTTGCACACGGGGCACGGGATCGGGCGGAGCTCGTCGTCGTGGCCGAGCCATCCCCCGCGGCATCGGGGGTCATGCCACGGCGCCGACTCGTCTTCGGGTTCGAGCTCTGCGCCGGTGCGATCGAGGGTCATGAATTCCACACCTCCGCTCGCGCGGTCGTGAGTTGCGTCGTGAAGTCAGCTACGCGGCGGGTTTGGTTGGTAATGGTTGGTATGGGTTGGTGGCGTATCACCGGTGATCCCCAGACTTGCCGTGGATGATCCCCAGACTTTTCGTGGATGATCCCCAGACTTCCGCCGCGGGCCGATGTCTCGGGATCACCTGTGATACCCAGACTTTCGCCCTGTGGATAACTCCGGGGATCACTGGCGATACCCAGACCGCCGCCCTGTGGATAAGTCCACGGATCACCGGCGATACCCAGAGTTGCGACGGCGGCGCGATGTCTGCGGATCATGAGTGACCCCCAGACACCGCCTGCTCGTCCGGGTCGAGCATCGGCAAATCGAGCACGTCCGACGGCATCGTGAGCCGGTACTCGTCCGACTTCTTGGCATGTCGGTTGCCCTGCTTCACGCGCTCGACCAGGCCCACGCGACGCAGCTCGGCGAGGCCCCGTTTCACGGTCGGCTCGGACACGCACATCACGCGCGCCAGGCGCTCGACGCCCGCAACGATGTGCGACCCGTCCGCGTTCGCGTACGTGGACATCGTCAGTCCCAAATGCTTTGCACTGGCTGCGATCTGGACGCGTCGTAGGATGCGTTGCCACTCGAACGTGTCGACCGGCATCAGCTCGCGCGTGCTGCCCACAATTGAATCCACCACGCGCCTCCACACGGTCGATAGGAAGAACGTCCACGAGCGGCGGGCGTCCAGTTCGGATATGGCATCCGGCGCGGGTATCACTGCCCGGCCTGTTGCGCTCGGGCATCGAGCCGGTCGGCGAACTGGCGCAAGGACTCGGCAAGTTCGCGGTCGGCCAATTCGCGCGACGGGTTGCGAACCTCGTCGATGAACAGCGACTCGGGATCGTCCGGGTCGTTCCCGATGAGCAGCACGACAGCCGTGTACCGAGCCGCCTCCCGGAGGACGCGGGTTGCTTCCTCGGCCGGTAGCGGCTCCGGCAGGGTCATAACTCGGCCTCGTCGTGCTCGGCCTCGATCGTGCGGGCCTCGAAGACGATGCCGGGCAGGCGGTTCGCCCATCCCGCGACGAACTCGTCGACGCGCTCGCGGCGTTCGGGAGTGAGCTCGCGCGACGCCATGATGCCGAGGAAGCTCTCGCCGCACCGGACGAGCAGCGCTGGCGACCGCACTCCCCTGCCCTCGATCAGCAGGGGCGCGCCGTACGCCCGGGAAGCCTCGCGGAATCTGGCGATCATGTCGCCCGACACCGCCATGTCGTCGATGGTGCGGTGCGGCGACTGGTGCACGGCCTCGATCTGCTGGGCGACGGCCGCGAGCGCCGAATCCTCAGTCGACAGCCGCGGGAGCTGCAGCGCGCGGCCGTCAATCATGCCCGAACAGTCGGTGATCCGTAGGTGCTCATCGAGCACCTCCAGGCGCAGCAGGTTCTCCGGCGAGACTCCCTCGCCGACCGTTTCCTTGCCGCCCTTGAAGATCGACAGGATTTTCGCCACGTCGTCGGGCAGCAGCTCGACGCCGATGACGCGGTACCCGCCGGGCGGCGCATCGCCCCACAGGGACACGATCGAGAGTGCGCACGTGAACCGGTCTGTCGCGCTCACGGTCACATGCTGGCGACCGAATTGGAGCCGCACGCGATGCACCGCGGGCGACTCCTTGTCGGCGGACGCGTGCACTCGCACCGAGGTAAGGGCCTGCCGGAAATCGCCGGTGCCGACGATGACGCTCTCGTGCATCACCGGCCCCTGACCATGCTGGCGTTGAGCCGCTCGCGGACGGCCTCGATCACTGCCTCGACCTGCTCGGGCGTCATGCCTTCGGCGACGTTGATCGTGATGGTCGGCTCGTCGATCGCCGCGTCGGCCATCTGCCCGTGCTTGCGCTCGACGAGTCGCCGGACGAATCCCGGATCGGTCATGCCGTAGGCCGACCCGGCGAGCAGGGTCGCGGCGCGCTGCTCCTCGGCGAGCTCGCCGAGCCGGGCCTCGATGGCGAGCAAGGCGTGCGCGGTCGCCTCGCTGGCGAGCGCAGTGTGCCGGGCTTCGTCCTGGGCTTGCGGGATGTAGCCGAGGGCCTTGAGCGCGGCGATACGGTGGTCGGTCATTCGCCCGCTCCCGCACCCTCGGCGTTGCCCGCGGCCTGCTCGTCGGCGCGCAGCTGCTCGAGCTCAGCGAGCACCGCGTCCATGTCGGCCTCGGTCAGGGTGAGCGGGTCGGTCAGGTCGTCGCGCTCGAGGAACTTCCGCGGAAACATGAGTTTCTTCTCGTCGGTGTCGGCGCCGAGCTGGTCGAGCAGCGCCCTCGCGCGCTCCCACTTTTCCGCGACCGGCGAGGCAGGCTCGGCGGGCGGATCGCTCTCGAGGTGGGCGAGCAGCCGGATAGCCTCGGCACGGGTCACGTCGGCGGGCGCAGCGACCTTACGGCCGAGGAACCGGCCGATCTCGGCGAGGATCTCGGCGTCGTCGGTGATGCCTCGTTCGCTCATCAATCGGCCGACTTTGCGCTGCTGAATCTTGGTCATCGGTGGTTCGGTCGGCGGAGCGCCTTCCGCGGCCGCGACCGCGGAGTCGGCGACCGCATCGTCGCCAGTCCGTATCGGCGCATTCACGGCGCCGCCGACCGTGAATGGCTTGCCGCTGTGTTCGGCGGTGACCTGCCGCGCGTGGGCGAACCTCTGCGGAGTGGTGTCGTGGTCCTCGATGTCCGCGGCGAGGATCGCGGCGGCCGAGCGGTGCACGCGCTCGGAGGTCGCCTGGACCGGCGACGGCGACCCGTCCGGCTCGATCACCTGCGCGGCGTCCTCGAGCACGAGGCCCGAGAAATCCTCGGGGTACGCCTTGCGCCACGCCTGCGCCTCGGCGCACTTGGCGAGCTGATTCGCGGGCATCTTCGACCACATTGAATTCGGCTGACCGTTGCTCTTGGTCTGCACGAACTCGTCGTAGAGGGCGATGCCGACGTGCGGCTCGCCGTCGGCGATGATGACGAATTTCGCCGCCGCGGGCGGGTTGTTCTTGCCACCCAGCCAGACATCCGACCAGCCGCCGCCGTCGGGCGCCATCCAGAACGGGCCCTCGGTCTTGACCGACTCGCCCGCCGCCTTGGCCGCCCGGCGCCCGTTGAGCCGGTAGCCGTCGATGCCCGTCTGAATCGTGTACTTGACCTCCCACCGCTCGGGCCCGTTGCCGTAGCCACCGACCTTGGTGTTCCGGCCGATGAGATAAATCTGCTTCGAGAACGGGTCGAGCTTGGTGAGCTGGCACCGGTGAAAGAACAGGTCCAGCTGAGCCGCGGGAACGTCGTCGAGGCCGAGCTGCTTGAGTACCGCGATCTGCTGCGGAGTCCACTCGCGTTGGTCGGCCGACAACTCGATAGCCGACCGGGTGGCGGCACGGGTCGTGACGAGCTCGGCGCCAGTGGCAGTGGTGGCGATTTCGGTCGTGGTCACCTGTATTCCTCCTGCTTGTATGCCCATGTGGGCAAGTCGATTTGGTGGATTTCGCCGCCGAAATCCGGCCACACGCCGGTATCCATGCACCGGCGGATCGCGGCGAGCGACTCGCGATTGCGGCGGCGGCCGAGCTCGACGGCCTCGGGCACGAGCTCGACGGCCGAGGCGAGGTACGGCGGTTCTTTGCTCACGACGAGGAACGTGAAAGCGGCCTCGATGTCGTGTTCCTCAAGCCGGTCGACGTACCACGGGTCTTGCCTGAAATAGCCGAACTTGTAGGCACTTTCAGCGAACCGCCGCGGGTCTGCCGACGTGCTCGTTTTCACGTCGAGCGCCAGAGCGAGGCCAGACCGGCGCGGCCGGTACAGGCAGTCGGGCCGCACCTTGACCTCAAGTCCGGTCTCCGCGTCGATCGAGAACCCGGACAGCTCGGGCTCGCCGCCGCGCAGGGCGACGCCGAGCGGGTGCGCGTGCAGCGAGGCGGCCATCGCGCGCACGCGCTCGAATGCCTCGGGCAACAGTGCGATTCCGCCACGAGCGCGGATGTCGGCCCGCTGTTCCTTGGCGTGTTTGGTGCGCCAGTCGTCGGCGTCGACCCGGACAACGGCGCCGCCGACGCCGAGCGCCAGCGTGTGAACGGCCTTGCCCTCCTCGAAATGGTCGGCCGTGGACTCGATCGGATAGTCGCGTTCGTACTTCCACTGGGCGGGCGCTACCTCATCGAATCGGCGCACGGTCGACGAGCCGAGCGCTCGGTGCGCGTGGTACTCGTGGTCGGGGATTCCAGAGACGAGCGTCACGCAGTCACCCCCTCGGCGGGCCGCACGGCGTCGGCCGCGACGGTGACGGTCCGGCGGCTACCCGGGAAGTGGAGCAGCCACGCCTCGCCGTCGGCGGCGGGCGTCGCCGACACCTCGGCACCCTGTGCGATCACGCCGAGCGGGGTCTCGATGTCGACGACGGCGACGACGGGGCGCTGGTCGGCCACGGCACCGCGACGGCTGCGCTGGTAGCACGACCCGCACATGCCGTCGCTGCCTCGGCGGGCGTGCCCCACGCAGTCGACGTTGCTCATCGGGCGCAGGCACTTACGGCACGGCTGCGCGATCCTGCCCTTTGGAGCGTCCGGGGTCAGGCCGAGCGCGGCGAGCAGCTCGGCCGCGTCGGTGGCGTCGTTCGCGTACCGGCAGACGGTGAGCGCCGCGGCGTGCCGTTCGGCGTCCGTGTTCTTGGCGTCGCCGAGCTGGTCGACGCCAGTGAGGCCGTCATCCTGCATCAGGCGGCCCCCGTCCGGTAATCGAGGTCCCGATCGCGGGCGCGGTCCCACTCGGCGCCGGGGTCCACATCCCGCCACTGGTCACACGTGCACAGCTCGGGCGGACCGCCGAAGTCGTGCGCTTCGCACACCTCGGCGTCCTCGTCGTCGTCCTCGCCGGTGTGGTCGGTCCAGTTGGGCATCGGCGGATTGGCGCGGAGGTCGGCGCGGATCAGCGCGACGAACACCGCGCCGACACCTACGACCAGGGCACCCAGAACGAGCACCTGCACCACGTGCTCGAGCGGGCTCACTGCTCACCCGCCTTGTGTCCGGCGAGGCGGGTCACAGCCTCGGCAAGCAGGCCAGCGAGCACGTCGGCGCAGTACTGCTGGCGCGTGACCGACGAAAGGACGTCGTAGTGCTTGAGCGAGTCCGCGCCGTATGGACAGCCGCAAGCCGCGGTGCCCTCGATCAGGCGGTCGAGCAGGCCCGCGACAGTGTTCCGCGAGTGCGCGACGACTTCCCAGCTTTCGCCGGTGATGGTCGGTCCGATAGGCGTGCTCACGATGCGGTCTCCGTTCGGGTGATGGTGGCGCGCAGGGCCGCACGGGAGCGGTGCGCGTGGCGGATGCGGCGGCGTAGCCGCGTTTTCGTGTAGTCGGCGCGAGCGCGCTCGATGTCGAGCTCGGCGCGCAGCCGCGCGATTTCGTCGACCTGCTGCTCGTGGTTGTGCTCGGCGGCGACGGCCTGCAGCACGGCACCGGCGAGCAACTGGGCGAGGGTCTCGGCGGCCAATCGGTCAGACGCCCCGGTCTCGTCGAGGGCGGCGTCGTTGGCGCGGCGCAGGCTCGCGGCCAACTTGGCGAAGTCGGCCGCAGTCGTGCGGGATCCGATGGGCCGGGCCTTGGCCGCGACCAGCGCGCCGACGGCGGACGTCTGTACCGCTTTGCCGTCACGGTTGATGCGGTAGCGAACCTGTGAGTAGGTAGAGCCGTCCTTGCGGACGCGGATGCGAGGTGTAGTTGCCATTGGGCACGGGTCCTTGCACTCAGGCCGAATCCCCTCAGATTCCCTGTGGACCGCTGTGTGGACGCAGAAGGGGCATAACCTAATGGTTATGCCCCCGACCTGCGTCGATGTTGTGGGCGAAGGGGGACTTGAACCGCCGTATCGCCCCAGCTAGCAGCGTATGACCTTGGGATTCGTCGGGATTGGTCGGGATTCACCGGGATTGGTCGGGGCAAGAATAGCCCGGTTTGTGGACCGCGTCCACGCATCCCGAGTGCTATGCAGTGACGCCGAGCCGACTGGCGAGCGCCCTCGATTCGCGCTCGACGATCTTGCCGCCGTGCGTCACGAGCTCGGCCGCGAGACTGCGCGACAGCGGATGGCAGCGCATCGATTCCTCGGACACCGACGCCGCTGTCTTCAGCGCACCGAGCGTGCCGATCCAGTCCTTCTGCTGCCCGTACGCTCGCGACAGCTCAAGCCATAGACGGGCTCGACGGTCGACGCTCGGCACCGCGTCAGGGTCGACGATGCTCGCAGCCTCCAGCGCACCGCCGGACTTGCGCATGTCGACCATGACCGACACGGCAGAAAACTCGGTGTTCGCGACGCCGAACAACGTCCATGGGTGGGTGCTGCCCGTGGGGAGCGCCCGCGCCATACCCATCGCCTGATCGATCCCCCGCAGTGCATCGCCCTCGCGGCCGAGGCGTGCCGCGCTGATCGCGCCGTGCAGGTGGCAGGCACCCCATAGCGATTGCGCCTCCTGGTCGCCGTCGAGGCGCGGTTCGAGCAACGCGACCGCGTCCTGCGCCAGGCGGTATGCGTCGTCCTCGCGCGAGGTCGAGCGCCAGACGTTGCCGAGTACCCAGCTCGCAGCGGCGAGCGTGACCGGGTCGTCGGCGATCTCGGCCGCGGACATGCATCGGTCGGCAGCGAGCCACAGCAGCGGCGCGTCAGCAACCCAAGCGAGCACCTGCTCGGACAGCGCATAGGCACCCGACAGTGCCGCGGCGGCGGTCCGGCGTTCTTGCCCGTCGAGCGTGCGCACCGCGCGACGGCCGTCGCGAATCAGCTCGGGCAGCATTGCGCCGGCATCGGCTCGGGGCGTGGCCGAGGTGTGCCACAACCGCCATGCGCGCTCGACGCGGGCGCGCAGCTCAGTCGGGTCGATGGGCGACGGCACAGGGGCGAGGTCGACTGACTCGATTGCCTCGCGAATTTCGGGTACGACGGGATGCCCGGCGCGGCGGGCGATGCCGACGAGTAGCTCGTGCTCGCCGGTGATCTCGGTCAGGTCGCGCACGCCGAGAGCTTGCCCGATGCGTAGCAGCATCTCAAGACCGGGCGGGTGCTGCAGGCGACCCTTCTCTACGTCGCGCAACCAGTCCTCGGACTTGCCGACGAGACCGGCGACGACTGCACGCGGCTTGCCCGTGCGAGTGCGAATGTTCTGAATGCGCTCGCCTATCGCGCGTGCGGCGAGTTCGTCAGGGTTCGGCATATGCCTTGTCCTTCTTCGCGGTTGGCCTCATTCGCGAATACCCCCGACCCGTCGACCGGGGGCAATTTCCTCCGCGAAGAGGTTCTCCCAGCATAACGGCGTTGCGCGCGTGGCGATATGGCAAACGAGCAGGTGGGGAGATTCCCCCCACTTCGGAAGGTGGGGCGCGGCCACCGGTCCTCCTGCCACCGGGCGCGCACGCTTTCATCCACGCCGCGCCGTCGGGTCGACCTCCATCCCCGGCGGCGGGGCGGATCACTGACACCTGTTCGGCACACCTCAGGACGTGCGAAATGAAATCAGATGATCTGATCCGGATGCGTGACGCGCTCGCGAATCTGTCGGATGCGACCGACTACGACGCCGCCGACGTACCGACCCAGTGGGCGCGCAACAACGACGGCACATGGACCCCAGTGTTTTCGGACGGGCGAACGGGTGGCGAGTTCACTTGGGCTCAGATGCTCGCTGCCCGTGGCGAAGACATCGGCGAGGTTCTCGAATCCCTGATCGCCGCTGGACTCATCACCAACGTTCAGGCGGTCGGGATTGATGTACTCGACCAGGGCAGGGGATGACTGTGGGATTCGACTGGTGGCGCGACGGCGAGTCTGACGGCACGTCGGTGCAAGAGATCGTAGATCGCGTGCAGGCCGAGTGGAGAGCCGAGCGCCAACGGAGCGACACCAAGGACGCCCGGCCCGCTGACGCTGCATTGTGGCCCAGCGGCTGGCCGCACGAGGCGCCGGACCGTCCTTTGAGCGTCAACGAGGCGCACATGACGATGCAACGGCATCGCGGGTGCCGTGCAGACGAGTGCCCCCGTAAGGCGGCAGCACGGCAAACCCTGATCAGCGCGGGCCGGATGAGGCCTGATACCTCGCGGGAGTACTGACCATCCGCCGCAGGGGGCGGTTCTGACCTCTCCCGTGGTGTGCGGGAGCAGTAGGTAAGGGAGGATATCCATGGGATACAACGCGATTCGGGCAGCCGTCACGGTTGTCGCTGTCAGCGCCGCATTGCTCGGCGGGCAGACGCTCACCACCGCGCCGGTCGCGCAGGCAGTCGACCGTTCCTGCACGTTCGCCTTCAACAAGGAGCCCTACCTACTGCACAACGCCGTCGTCGTCGGCGGAACAGTGAAATGCGACCCCGCCCCGCTCGAGTTCCACCTCACGTTGCAGCTGTGGCATCGGTCCGGCACCAGCAACCCGAAGCCGAAAGGGGACCCGGCCATTATCACCGATATCCCGAATCCCACACGTCACGTTGCCACGATGGCGTTGGACTGCGTGCCCGGCATGTGGCAGGGCAAGATCGTCATGCGGGCTACCTGGGACACCGGGACGAGCGAGAGCCGCAAGGAGACCATACCGGCCATCATCCAATGCTAGGTTGACCCCGTGAAGCTGCTCTACCTCAGCAGCGGCCCTGTCACATGGTCGACTCGCTGGCTCTGGCTGCGCCAAACCCTGTACCTCTGGGTCCGAGGTGTCTCCCGCGCGCCCGGCTACACCGGAGAGAACCAGTGGCACGCTCGCCGTGAATACGGCGGATGGGTCATCCGTCCGGCCAGTGGATGGCGTCAGCTCCGCTGGATAACCCCACCGCTGCACTACACGCGCACCATCTCCGCAGACGACATGGATGCCGTCGGCACTTGGATGCTGGCGAAACTGGAGATGTAGACCGGTAAACCGGATACCGCGGCCCCACCCGATCCCCTTCCGGGTGGGGCCGCTCTGCGTCCGAGCTCCGGCATTCTGTAGCACAGATCGATACGCCAACGACACACTCGACGACAACTGCGTCACTGCGCGCCGATGAGGGGAATTCATGAAATCCGTTGCAAGTGTTCTGGCCTTGGCCGCTGCCTCCGTAGCGGTCGCGGCCTGCAGCTCGACGAGCGCTGAGGACGACCACGCTGCGCACTCTTCTTCGGCATCGGCCGCACCGGCAGCAACTACGGCGCCCGCGACAGCCCAGGCCTGCTACCCATCGCGGGCGATCTCCGATCCCGAGCTCGCCGAGTTCGCGGCCGGGCTGCAACTCCCAGCGGGCGTGCAGGTCGTCACCGGGCGCGTCAGCACGCAGAGCAGCCAGCCGGGCAAGGTGGGCGTCGCCCTCGACCTGTGCGTGCCCAGCTCGACGGACGCCGACGCGCTGCGCCCGATCGCGACGAGCATCGCCGCCGCGCTGAAACCGACGCCCCTCGGACAGCGCACGTTCGCGCTGTACGTCGCCGACATGAGCGCCGACTACAAGGACGAGGCCAAGCTCAAGGACGGCGATTACGCCGTCCACTTGTGGAACGGCAAGCCGTCGCCCGCAGCCGAGAACGCGCGGTGGGAGATCGTCGGCCGCTGAACCGAGACATGCGAAACGCGCCCCTGCTCGGATGAGTAGGGGGCGCGGTCGTTCCGGCACGTTGCCGGTCAGGCGAGATCGCGGTCAGTCCAGGTGAACTGAACCGATTCGCCGCCCGAGATCTCTCCGGCGGCCGCTAGCTGCGAGATCACATCCGCCTCAAGCCGCTCGCGCAGTCCGGTCCCGGCTACGTCCGACCCGACGACCTGTGTTTGCGCGACCCAGTCGCGGCCGTTGCCGTACTCGTCTCGAATGATCGAACCGTCGATGAACACCAGCGCGAACGCGACCGCCCACGGTTGGACGATGCCGAGTCCACCGTCGGAAGCCTGTCCCCGTACACATAGCGGGCCCATTATTGCTGTAGCAGCCACGATGTTCCTCCCTAGATATCGCGCGCTGTGAACTGGTCGATCGCGTACCCGCGCGCCACGTTCCCGGCGAAGTCGGCTTGTGCCGGAGTGACGATCCCGAACGTCCGGGTGGTCGGACCAATGGGAATCACCGCGCCTGTGTCGGTCCACGTCGCCGATGGGGTTGCGCTACCGCTCACGTACAGCGAGTACACGTTGCCGGATGCGCGCAGACGGACGGCGGTCGGCGTGCCGATCGGCGCCGACGCCCGCTGCGTTGCGACGCCCCCGATTCGCGTGACGATGAACGCCTGTCCCGATGTGGTCAGACCCTCGACGCGATCGCCGCTCGTTGTGCTGCGCAGGAAACAGCCGCTGCTGATCGTGGCGTGCGAGGCCCCAGCAGTCGCCGCAATCGGGATCCATTCGATTTCTTGACCGTCGGTGCTAAACGGGGTGTTGTGGCCTGCCGCGTAGATGACGGTGGTGCTCGCCGCTGGTGTTCCGGCCTGCGCGCGGTTGCTGGAAACCACCGGCGCGCTGCCGAACACGGTGTAGTCCGTGCCGAGGCTCGCGCGGTTGAAATCGTCGGTCAGGTTCAGCGCAGTCGGTGCACCGGCGACGACGAACATCATGTCGTAACTGCCTTGAACGCGACCTGCAGACCGTTCCCCGCCGGGCTGTCTGGGGTCACGATGTAGGGAACGATTCGGCTGCCCGCAGCCACAGCCCACGGACCACCCGCAGTCACGACCGTGTCGGCCGCGTGGTTGGCTGCTGTGATCGTGATGCCCGAGGGCATCCCGGTTGACGTACCGGCGTCCGCGCGCCCGCTGGCGTTCTTGCGGATCTCGACCACGAGATTGCCAGTGCCGGCCGATTCGCCTCGAATAGTGATCTGCTGAATCGAGATGTTGCGGTCGATCAGGACGCCCTCGGGTATGACGTTGCCTCCCCCGCTCGCCCGCGCCCCCATGTGCGACTTGATCGTGAAGTCGTACGCTTGCCCGGCAGCGGTGGGTGTGCGAGCGTCGGTCAGCCTCGGGTCGTTCCCGGCCACCGCGGTCGAACTGGTGGATCCGATGGTCGGTGGAAATGTCGACGGCTTGCCGGTGATGCCCGACCAATCGGTGGTGCCCGGCGGGCCCGGCACGCCCTGCGGGCCTTGCGCCCCTGTAGCGCCCGTCGCCCCGGTGGCGCCCGTCGCTCCGGTCATACCCTGCGGCCCCCGGATCACCACACCTTGGCCGTCGGGAAGCCAGCCGGTGCCCGTGCGGTAGACGTACAGCAGTCCGTCGGCGGCGACAACATACTGCGCGCCGTCGCCCTCGGCGGGCGTGGTGGGAAGGTCGCCGTAGGTGGCGACCCGGCGGTCGATCTGCAGGCCTTCGCCTTGGGGGCCGCGCACGATCGCGGTGCCCGAGCTCGACGGGATCGGCGATTCGAGAGTGAGATCGACGAGCCCTTCCGACCCGGTATCGGGATCCTCGGGGTCGGGACCGGGGATGTACTCGGTGACAGCGAACGAGTACGGCGCGATCGGCACTCGGTCGCCGTCGTAGCTCAGATCGAAATCGACGCGCCACGTCCAGTCCGCCGGATTGGTTTCGGCACCCGGGGCGACGAGGCGGATGCCGCGCTTCCCGCGCCAGGTCAGATACCCGAACTCGTCGAGTGAGGCGACGTAGTGCTGCGGCAGCTGTACGTACGTCGCCGGGTTCGGCAGGGCACCGGCGACGAGCACCTTGGGCACCTCAGCGGTGAACGTGAGCGTGCCTGTGAGCGGCTGGAATTCGGGAAGGTCGCCGATGTCGGGACCGTCAGCGGTGTTCACCAGGAAGCGGCCAACGACCTTGCCGTGCTTGAGCGGTGCGAGATCAGCCATGTCACACCTCGTCTTTCAGCAGTTCGGGCAATTCCGGCTGCGGCGGTGGTTCGACGCCGCGCTGGTGCGCGATGTCGCGCTGATCACTCCATCGCCACAACTTGCGGATGTACTTCATTGCCGCGCGACCGATCGCGTGCGCCGCTTCGAGCTCGTCCTCGAGTTTCTCGATTCGGCCCTGCAACTCGCTGACGCGCTTCCCCTGCCAGGCCGTTGCGCCGCCGATGATCGCGGCGACGATCGCGCCGATAGCTGCGATCTGGTCAGGGTTCACGGGGCGTCGCCTGCCCGCGGCTCGGCCGCCAACCAGGGTGCCCATGTGGCGATGGCCGCGTTGACCGCGGGCATCGCCATGAATCGGGTGATCGTGGCCGAGACCGCGAGGGCCGCGCCGATGCCCGCTGCGGTCGTCGGCAGGCCGGTCGAGGCGATGAACATCGGCATGGCAGCGGCCAGGCCGACGACGAGCTGAAAGGCGGTGCGCACCACGGTCCGCCACGGATAGCGGACTTGGCTGGCATCCTCGGCGCTGTGGCGGCCCATCACTTGCCGCCCGCGAGGGCGCGCTTGATCTCGGCCACGTCGTTGCGGACTTCGGCCAGGGCCTCGACGACGGTGTTGTCCCGCTTCGGATCGACCGTGGACTTGCCGAGGATGCCCCAGCCCTTGAATCCGCCTTTTCCGTCGTCGGGGCCGAGCATCTGTTCGTGGGTCTCGCTGGTGTTCTTGTCCATCCACCAGAACAGGTCTCGGAACTTCAGCGCGGTTCCTCGGAAGTTCTTGATCAGTGCGTCGAGCATTGTGTCCTCCTCATCAGGGCCGGGGGTGTGGTCGATGAGGGCCTGAACGTCGCGCCGGAATGCGATCATGTCGATTCCGGTCGGGTCGATCTTGCCCTCGCTGCTGTACTCGCGGTGTCCGACGCAGTCGTCGGCGTCGCGGCCGATGCGGCGCAGGATGGCAGCGCAGCCGCGTTTGTAGGCGTCGAGTTGGGCTGGAGTCCAGTCGGTTCCGTCGCCGCGCGACACAGCCTCGATGCCGATCGTGTGGAAGTTCGCGTCGTTGGTAGGCCATCCCGGCCAGCTGCCGCGCCCGGCGTGCCAGCACACGCCTGCCGCGATCACGCGATAAGTGCCGTCCCGCTCGAGGACGAGCTGGGCGAGCGGGCCGGGCAGGTCGGGGCGGCCGTTCTGCACGATGCGCCAGTCGTTCGAGCCTCCCCCGGCGGTGTGGTGGCAGATCACACCGCGGATGTCGCGGAAATCCCCGTGCCCGCGGTCGCGCCAGCCGTCGTGCTCGACGACGGCCAGGCCCTCGGCTCGCAGTACATCAGCGAGCCATACAGGGTCACCGGTCCATGCCATTCTGGGCCTCCTTGATCTTCTCGCGGATGCGCTCGACGATCCCGGCAAGCGCCTCGCTCTTGGTCGCGGCCTGGTAGCCGAGGCCTCGGGGGTGTTCTGCTTTCCAGCTGCCATCCGGGAGCTGGGAGACCTTCACTTCGTCGACGTCCCAGAACGTCTCGGGATCGGGTGCGGGCCACTCACCGGTGTCGGGGTCGGGCCGGATGTGCAGGCCGAGGTCGTGGGGACCTGGCAGACCGCCGGGTGTCGGTACCCAACGGATCCGCTCGTGTGCGGGGTCGCGCCGCCAGCCGCGCTCGACGAGGTATGCGGCGACGCGGGCCGAGCTCGGCAGGGTGAACACGGTGGCGTCCGCGAGTTTTCGGCCCGCGCTGTTGCGCCACTCGGGCAGGTGCAAGATCGCCAGATCCGAGAGCAGGTCGACGACGGCGGGGTCGAGCGGCTCGACCTTGCCTGGGTCGGGCAGCTTGCCGTCGAACGCCATCTTGGCGAACTCGCGGTACTTCGCGGTGATCCGTTCCCGTTCGGCCGCGCTCTGCTGCTGCGCCTGTATGCGCTCCTGTTCCTTGCGGCCCGCTTCGGTGACAACGGTGCGCAGCACCTCGGGCTCGGGCGTATCGGTCACGGCTGCTCCATCAGTGGTTGTGCGGCGACGACGAGCTGCGCGCCGGTGGTGACGATCGAGTAGTTGCGCTCGCCGATCTTTCGGGCGATCACGTAGATCACGGCGGTCTCGGACGGGCCGACGACGCCGAGGTCACTGGCGGGTGTGACGGCGTGCTCCCATCGCGGGTACAGCTGCACCTCATAGCGGTTGGCGACACCAGTGCCGTAGCCGAACCCGATGATTTCGCCCTCGGGTGAGCCGAGGCGGATCTCGATCTCGACGTGCGCCTCGTTGAGCGCGCTCACATGAACCTGCACGGTGATGTTCCCGGAGAGGACCAGCGGCCGCCAGGCGATCGGCTGCGCCGGAATCGTCATCGTCGCGACGGTTTTCGTCGTCGCCGAGATGTTCGACCCGCCGATGAATTGCGACGAGGCGATCGCCCACGGCCCACCGAGTCGCGGCGCCGGGATCGGCTGCCATTCCCCCGGCGTGGCAGCCCACGCCAGCACCGACCCTTGGCGTGCTGCGGCGAGGTCGCCGACATCCGCGGCGTCGGAGATCTTGCCCGCCTCGCCGGGGTCCCCGGTCGGCCCGACCGCGCCGCGCGGCATCGTGATCTCGAGCGCCTGCGTCGGCGCGGTTCCGGTGAAAGCCGCGGCCGCCGACGATCCGACCGCACCGGCCACTGCCGAACCAGTCGGCGTGGCCGGTGCGCCTTGCGGTCCGGGGGTCTGGAATGCCGCGGCGAACGCGATCATGTCCATACCGGTCCAGAAGTAGATCGCGTTCTCAGCGACCACGCGCCACGCCTTGCGAGCATCGGCAGTGCCGAGGTTCATCGCGGTGAGCGCGGCGGCGTCGGCGACGTCGCCTTGCCAGATCCAGGGCCAGGCGGGCGCGCCTTGCGGGCCCGGTCCGCCCGGCGGGCCCTCGCGCAGCTCGACGAGCACTTCGCGGTCGACTACCTCGAGCGGGTGGACGGTGTAGGGCAGGCCGACCGGATCGTCCACAGAGCGCATGGTGATCGAGACGCTCTCGTCGTAAACCTCGGTCATGGTGCTCCTGTCACGGGCACGGCCCACGCGGCGACGTGCGCGCCGGTGCGCGTGTAGTTGAAGTTCGCAGTGCCGAGGTTTCGCCGGATCACGATGTGCAAGGTGGTCGCGACACCAGCGGCGATGACGCCGACCGATGAGGCCGGCGTCATCGCCGAGGTCTGGAACTGCGGTTGCATCCGGGCGAAGGCATCGACCGCGTACGGCATGCCGACGCCGAGCGCGACGATTTGACCGCTCGCCGAGCCGATGCACGCCTCGATGTCGACGCGCGATGTGGCGTCACCGGCGGCCGTGCGGACGACTGCGCCGCCGGTGACGAACGGCCGCCAGGCGGTGTCCTGGGCCGGGATGGCGAGTTGGGCGATCGTGAACGGCGAGGTCGACAGGCCGGACGCCGAGGCCACGAAACCGGCCGCGCCGTTCCATGCCTCGCCCTCGGTGATCGTCCACGGCCCGCGCCAACCGGGATACGGCGTCGGTACCCATTTCGACGTTGCCGCCGACCACAGCGGCACCATGCCCTCTGTCCGGGTCACCGCACCGTTGAAGTCGGAGGCGCCGGTGATCGGGCCGGGCGGCCCGTCTGGGCCCTTCACGCCCTGCACACCGCGCGGCACCGTGAGATTCACCGCCTGCGAAGGCGGATCACCGGTGATGCTGACAACGAGGTCGGAGCCTGCAGCTCCTGTGGTGACGGTGCCGATCGACAGCGAGTTCGGTACGCCCTGCGGGCCGGTGCCGCCGAACGCGTCGGGGAAGATCTCGAATACCCTGCCGTCCCAGTACATCAGCGCGTTGGTCGACAACACCCGCCACGCCTTGCCCGCGTGGACGGGACCGAGGTTCGCCGACAGCGCGGTCAGGGCGGCGACGTCGGCGACGTCGCCCTCCCAGCGGAACGGGATCGCGGCCGCACCGACGGCGCCGTCGGGACCGATGGAGCCGATCGGCAGTTCGAGGGCGCCATCGGCTGGGGTGACGTGCAGCGATTGGACGATGCCCTCGTTGCCGATGCCCTCGTCGATGCCGCGAATGAGAGCGCCCGCGAAGTACTCGCCGACAGTGGTCACAGGTGGCCTCCTAGACGGGTTGGGCCCACACGGTCAGCGATCCGCGGGCGCGCGCGTAGCCGATGTTGGAGTCGCTGCCGACGCGCTCGACGGTGAGCAGCAGCGTGCCCGGTACGCCCGGGGGGACAGTGGCGTATGTCGAGCTCGGCGACAGTGGCTTCGTGCCCTCGTCGCCGTAGGTCGGGTTGAACGGGATCATGAGGTACTGGCTGGTGGATGCGCGCAGGCCTGCGCCGCTGGCGACCATGACGCCGGTCGCTGAGCCCAAGCGGACTCGCACCTCGGCGGTGACCGTGGTCGAGGACGCGCAGTAGGTCGACAGATTCCCGCACACCATCGGCCGCCAGCGAAACGGCAGCGCGGGCACGGTTGCGGTGAGTGCGATGAGTTGGTCGATGTTGGCCAGCTGGTCGGCGACGAGGTCGGTGTCCCACCATGACCACGGCCCGAAACCGTTGGGCGGCGCGGTCGCCGACCAGCGGCGGCCGCCGAGGTTGAGCGCGAACATGCTGCGCTGGGTCGGGCCGATCGTGTTGTCGTAGTCCAGTGCGGTGGCGATCGAGCCGGACGCGCCAGCCGGACCGGCTGGACCGGGGACACCGGCGGGGGCGGTCGCGGCGATGGTGAGTGCTGCGCCGTCGGCGGAGATGCGCAGCGCCGGTGTGGTCAGTGCCGGGTCGTGGGTGGTGGTGACCGCGGCGATGGTGGCGGCCGGGGCGACGGGGCCCTGTACGCCGACGGCGCCGGGCGAGTGATGCCATGCCGAGCCGTCCCAGAGGTCGATGCCGTTGTCGTCGGTGCGGTGCCACCATTTGCCGCGGTCGTCGGGGCCGAGGCCGGTCGGGCGTGCGGCCGCGTTGGCGATCGTGCCCGCCTTCACGAATGTGGAGCGGGGGCGGCCGCGGGGCCCTTGTGGTCCGGGCGGTCCGGGTGGCAGCGGCAGCGCGGCCGCCTCGGGGTCCGGTGTCACGGTGGCGGTGAGGATCGGCAGGCCGTCGAGGTCGACGTCGCGGGTAGCGGTCAGGCGTGCGGGAAAAGCGATGTCGGACAACGCACCTCCTAGAAGATGATGAGATCGAGGTCGGCGCCGACGTCCGTGCTGAGCGCCTTGACGATCGTCGCCAGGCTGCCGAGGCGGGCCCATCCCTTGACGACGGTGTCTTCCTCATCGGCGCCGTCGCCGATCTTGAGCGTCCAGCGGCCGCCGCCGGTGCGGTCGTCGGTGAAGGTCATCTCCGTCACGTAGTCGGTGAACACCTGCTGTCCGACCTCGAACCCGATCTGGTGCCCGATGTCGAAGTCCTTGCCCGGCAGATACGGTGCGCCGTCGGCGACGGTGACCGAGTTCGCGGTGTAGCCGCGGGTGGTGTGCAGCGCCTGTCGGCCTGCCATGAGGCCGTCGAGTGTGAAGGCCTTCTGCGAGTTCGTCGCGACGAATTCCTTGGGCGCGAACGGCCCGGCGCGCTGCGTGCGGCCGACGTCCTCGTACTGCATCCACGCGAGGAACACGTCGTCGAGCTGGCCTTGATAGAGGCTGTCGAGACCGGGGATCCCGATCAGCAGGCCCAGCCAGCTGAGCATGTTCTTCATGACGATTTCGATGCCGGCATTCACCCACCCCGGGCTCTTGCCGCCGACGATGACATGCGTCGCGGTGGGCTTGTGCAGCGATACCTGGGCCTCGCCGAGGCCGCTGTATTCGCCTTCGCGGTACCACACCCACGGCAGGCCGCGCGCGGTGCCGAGCGGTCCGTAGTTGGCGTACACCGCTTCGTATTCCGACTGTGCGTCAAAATTCGGGTACCGCACCGGCGAGGTGTCGTCGATGAAGTCCTCGAACCAGGACACGAGGCCGTCGAGCAGGGTGCCGGTCGGGCCGACCGAGGCGCTGTGATCGCGGGTGCGCAGCACGACGGTGTTGCGGTCCAGCCAGAACCATTCGGGCGCGGGCTGTTCGTCGCCCTTGTCGGGCAGGTAGAACGAGGCCTCGACGATCACGCCGGAGTCGTCGAGCATCGGCTCGAAGAACACGTCGGCCATGTCGAATCGGGCCGAGCCTGCGGCCCACTTGCTCGTGTTGGTCAGGATGTCGACCGGCACGATCGCGATCGGCCACAGGCCATCGCCGCCGCCGACCACCCAATCGGGCGCGTCGGCCCACTTCGTCGGCATGGCCGTCGACTGCTGCCGCAGGGTGTTGCACGACATGTAGATGCCGAACAGGACCTCGACCGGGCCGACGAGGATCATGTGGCGGGGATACTGTGCCAGGATCGGCGCGAACGGTGAGGCCCACAGCGCGGTGGTGGCAACGTGATTCCAGCAGTGGATCGCCTCGATATCGACGGTTTCGACGCCGTTGGCGTCACGCAGTAGCGAGGCCTTGGTGATGTACCCATCCCAGCGGTAGGCCTTGGTTTCGACCGTGATCGGGATGGTCGCATCTTCGCCGTCGGGATTGTTGAAAATATGGTCGAAGTGGACCATGTCGCGCGGGCAGGCCATCTTCAATCCGCCCGCGCGGTTCTTCAGCTTGGAGAACTGGAGATCGAGATATCGCCCTTCCTCGCCGACCTCGTCGAGCCACTTGTCGTAGTAGGTGACCACGGCGGTTTGGTCGGTGCGCCACTCGTCATCCGCCCGCTCGAGCGCGTCCATGCGCCGCACTTCGGCGGCCGGGTCCCACGTCATCAGTACGTCCTCGACAACCGCGGTGTCACGGTGACCGTGATGCTCGATTCCGTTGTGCCGCCATCGGTCACAGCGACCGGGATCGGCACACTCGTCCACGGCGGAATCTGGGCGAACCAGCGCCGTCCGGCCAGCTGCGCCCACACGTTGCGCCCCGATGGCGCGGCGTCGGAGGTGACGCGGGCCGTGCGGTAGCGCGGGTGCGGGTTGATCCGCAGCGTTTCACCCGCCGCGATCACCGGGGTCTGCACGAGGCGGGACACGTCGCCCTCGACTGGATCGCCGATATGCCAGCGGCCGGGGCCGTTCATCGTGTACCGCGGCCAGGCCGGTTGGTCGGCGGCGTTACGGGCGTAGACGACTCCCTCGTTCAGCCCGTCGACATTCGTCCACGTGCTCGGCTCGTCGAACGAGCGCATCGCCGGGTCGGCGGCGAGCGCCGACATCTGGAGAATCTCGTGGTAGTTCTGCTGCGGGTCGATGCCGGTGAGCGGCACCACCGCCCCATCCCGCTGCACACGCTGGAATCGCCAGCCCTGATGCCGGGTGAACCATGCCCACGTACCCGGCCGGTCCGTCGACCAGTCGCGCAGCCAGGCGTCGTGCACAGCGTGGAAGTGGCGCGCTGACCGGAAGATCAGCGGGATCGTGTCGCCGCCGACGCTGACGGTGAAGTCGATTTCCTTCTTAGACCGCACCGACCGCAGGACGGTCGCGCCGTCCTGGCGCGCGCCCTCGGACAGCAGCAGCGACACCGGTATGTCGAAGTGGCCGCCGAGGCCGTCGCCGAGCACCACGCCCTCGATGCCCGCGCCGACCCCGGCGAGGTGCCAGGGTCGACCCTCGGGCGAGATGTAGAGCAGTTTCGTCGCCTCGATGGCGAGCAGGGGGTGCAGCCTCATCGCGAGATCCCACCCCCCATCTGCAGCGACAGCGTCCGGCGCCGCAGCACGCGATCGACAGCCGCGGCTGCGCCCATCGGGTCAGTGCCGCTGATGTTGAAGGTCGGCGCGGGCGGGACTGCGCCACCGGCTGCGCCCATGCCGAGCATGGCCAGGCCGGAGTTGAGCATCTCTTTCCAGTTGTTCTCGAAATAGGTGGTGGCGTCCTTCTGCGTGGCCTGCCACTTCTCAGCGCCCTTGGTCTGCAGGTACTCCCACGGGTTGTCCTGCTGCCACCACGGCGCGTCACCGGTGAACAGGTCGCCGGACATCGGCGTCCCCTGCAACGGGTGCTGCTTCGGTGTCGAGGCGCTCGACGCATCTGCGCCGGGCGTGCCTGTGCCCGTAGCGCCAGCGTCCGCACCGGTCCCGGTCGTGCCGGCCCCGGTGCCGGTGGCTGCGCTGGAACCGGTGCCGCCGAAGTTGGTCGGCATGTTGTCGACCCACACCAGCACCGCAGGCCCGTTCGGCCGGGTGCCGCCGCTCGCGCCACTGGCCGAGCTGCCGCTCGATCCCGGACCACCCCCGGTGGATCCGCCAAGAGACGAGCCCGCACCGCCGCCGACGCCGCCGAGCGCGCCGGGGTTACCCTCGGCGAGCGGGTTGCCGGGGATCGGGAAGTGCCACTGCAACGGGAATGCCGACGGATCCGTCGCGTCGGATCCGACCTCGACGCCGTCGGTGCCGCTCGACTCGACCTTGAGGTCGCCGATCCTGCTCGCCATGTGGCTATTCGGACCGCCACCGCCGCGCTTCACGCCGATCGTGAGGTCCCCGGGACCGCCCGGCCCGGTGAGGAATCCGAACTGCGTGAAATCGCTCTCGGTGTTGAAGTAGCGGGCGTTGGGATTGCGGCCGGTGGCCTTCGCCCAGAGGCCGCCCGCGATGCCGGAGCAGTCCCAACTCGGATTGCCCGTGCCGCCGTACTGATACGGCTTGCCATCCTCACCGCGGACCCAGTTCTGCGCCTCGACCAGACCACCGTTTGCGAACCCTGGCAGAGCGGCGAGGAACCGGCGCGCGTCCAGCGCCGCGGCGACGAGCGGGTGATCCTCTTCCAACCCGAGGTTGGACAGGTTGCCGGTGTAGTCACCCCGCAGCAGGCCGCCCAGGCCGAGGCCTGCGTCGACGAGTGGGGAGTCTTCCTCGACACCAAACGCGCGCAGATTGCCGCGGTAGTCGCCGCGCAGCAGCCCGCCGACACCGAGCCCGAGATCGACCAGCGGATTGTCTTCCTCGACCCCAAGCGCGGCGAGGCGGCCGTCGTAATCGCCGAGCAGCAGCGACCGCAGCCCGAGCGCGGCCGAGACCGCCTGGTTGTCCTCCTCGATGCCGAGGCTCGACAGGTTGCCGGTGAAGTCCCCGTCATGCAGCAGCGAGCGCAGGCCGAGCACCGCGGCGACGAGCGGGTTGTCTTCCTCCAACCCGATGCCGCGCAGGCTGCCGTCGTAGCGACCGTGCGCCAGGCGCGCGCCGCCGCGCACCATGTTGTTCAGCCACTCTGCCGGAGGCACCCATCCCGCGTTCAGCGCGGCAACGAGCTCGGCGCCGCCCTTGCGCATGGCATCTTCGGCGACGACACCCTCACCCCTGGACACCCGCGCCGTCGGGATCCCGTTCTCGTCGATGCCGAGGATGGAATCGCTCGTGGGCGTGCCCGGCCCCCACAACAGCCCCGCCGTCGTGCGTCCGGCGATACCGCCACCGGCGAGCAGCGGAAGGTCGGGGGTTGCGATGGTGAAATTGATGTGTTTGTCGATTACCGGAATCGTGAAATCGAAAGTCAGCTGGAAGTTATTCCACATGCTGATCAGTGAATTCAGTGCGGTTTTGAATCCGGTAGTCAGCCCGGTCCACAGACCGGACAATTTCTCTGTCACTTGCCCCGGCAGATCACCGAGCCACGTCGTCAGGTCGGTTAGTTTGCCGACGATGAAGTCCTTTGCCTCACCGGCTTTTGCGCCGATCGAGGTGAAGGCCTCCCACGCGGACTGCGCGGCACCGACCCACCAATTGATGAATGGTTCGAGGGCGTTGTGCCACAACCACAGCCCAGCATTGGCGACCGCGTCGAGCGCGCCCTTGACGATATCCCGGAAGGTCTCGCTCTTCTGATAGGCCAGCACCACACCGGCGACGAGCGCGCCGATCGCCACGACCACGATGCCGATGGGGTTCGCGGTCAGGGCCGCATTCAACAGCCACTGCACCGCCGACCACGCCATCGTTGCGCCACGGACGACGCCGGTCGCGATCGTGTACACGCCGAGCGCGAGACTGTTGCCTGCCAGCGCGGCGGTACCGGCGCCAGTCGAGGCGGCCATGACGCCCTGCGCTACCGCGTATCCGGTGGCCGCGACCTTCGCCGTGACGAGCGCAGCACCGAGGGTGCCGAGCGCGATCCCGAGACCGACGGCGACTTCTCGGTTGCGGTCGATCCAGTCGGCCGCGCCGGTCAGCGCGCCGAGTAGACCGTCCTGGATCTCGCGCTTGAGAACCTCCAGCTTGGACGCGGTGTTGCCCGCGACCGTCTCGCCCATCTGGTCGGCCGAGCCCGCGAACCCGGTCATGGACTCGCCCGCACCGCTCAGCGCGCCGAGGAACGCGGGGATCTGGTCGACCGACAGATCTTCCAGCGGAGTGCCGAATAGGGCAATCGAGGTGTTCGCACGCTCGGCCGGATCCTCTATTTCGAGCAGCCCGGCGGCGACTTTCTGCAATGCCTGCTGTGCGACCGGACCGCCCTCGGCGATGGCGCGCGACATTTCGGCGGCGTCAAGGCCGATCGCCTTGTATGCGTCTTGTGACGCCTGTGACATATCCGAGCCGCGGATCGTGAATTCCTTGAGCGCGTCACCGGTTTTGTCGAGTACGAATTTTCCTTGCTGCGCCGCGTCGACGAGCAGCCCGAATGCCTGCTGCCCGTCGAATCCCAACGCGCGGAAATTCGTGCCGTATTCGTTGAGGATCTCGGGCAGCTCGTCGCGCATCGCCGCCGGGACGCGCTGGAAGGCGGTCGTCATCAAATCGAACGCGGCCGTCGAGTCGACAGCGAGTCCGTTCTTGACCAGCTGCGAGGCGGTCTGGATCGACTCGGGCACCTCGGTGCCGAACACGCTGGCGAAGTTCAGCGCCCGCGTGGTGACCTGCTCGATCGAGGCCTCGCCCTCAGACCCGAGGGTGGTGAAACCCGATTGCACCGCGCCGATCGCCGCGGTGACGTCCTCGAAGGATTCGCCGAGCCCCTGCTTGTACAGGTCACCAGCGACCTTGCCGTACTCGGCGGCGAGCTCGGGCGTCGCGCCGAGCTGCGCGGCGAGGATGTCGACGTTCTGCTCGCGCGACACCGCTTCCATCGCCGTATCCATGGCGGTGCCGATACCGGCGGCCGCGACCGCCGCTGCCGCCATCTGCTTCGCCGCGGGCCCGAGCCGATCGCCAAGGGAATTCATTGCACGGGAGAACCGGCTTGTGGATTCCTCGGCGTCGTCGGTGGCGTTTTCGAGCGCCCGGTGCGCGGCGGCGAGCTGCTCGACGCCACGCTGCGTCGCGCGGGAGGCGCGCTCCTCGTTGCGCTGCGCGGTAGCGAGCGCCTCCTCGGCGCGCGCGAGCTGCGCGGCGCTGGCCCTGCCGGACTCGCGCAGCTCCCTCAGCTTCTCCTCGGCGATGCGAACTTTGCCCGCGGCGTCCGCTTCCTTTTCGCGGGCCGTCCGCAGCGCCTCGGCGGCCCGCTCGACCCCGGCCTGCGCGGAAGCCAGGCCCGAGACGATCGCGTTGCCCGTGGCCTGCCCAGCCGATCGACCGGCTGCGACGAGCGGCTGCGCGATCTGCCCCTCGATCCCAGCTTGGATGCCCTGCACGACGGGGATGATTTGCAGGGGCGCATAGCCGATCGGTTCTTCGCTCACGGGGCCTCCTGTTCTTGCTCGGACACACCGCGTGCGCGGTCGCGGGCACGCTTCTCCTCGACGCGGCGACGGCGCAGCGCCTCACGCTTCGAATCTCCTGGTTTGGTGCGCGGTTGCGGGCGGGCCGGGTGCGGCTTGCCGGTCCACGCCTGGAACAGATCCGCGAGCAGGTAGGCCTCGTCGGACCAGCGCGGGTGGCCGTCGTGCACGAGCATCACGAGCTCGGCGTCGTGGGGTAGCTTCTGGATCCGCACCCAGATCTCGCGCAGCGTGAGCAGGGGTGCGCCGTGCTCGTCGACGCGCCAACGATCGGTGTAGCGGGTTGCGCAGTGGTGCGCGAGGTCGCCCTCGAGCAGATCCTCGTGCTCGGCGAGGATCTGCGCGAGGGTGACTAGTTTCCCGCTCGCCCGAATCCGGTCAGGCGGGCGATCTCGTTGAAGATCTCGTAGTAGTCGTAGGCGGCGAAGTCGGGCACGTTCGCGGCGAGGCGCGCGAGCTGCACCGAGCCGAGCAATGCGACGGTGCCGCCGATGATGTTGTTCTGCGACAGCGGTGCCCACACCGTGACGGGGTGCCACTTCTGCGGGTCCGCGGGCACGGTGAGCTCGACACCGCGCCAGGTGAAAGAGACCGTCTCGACGCCCTCGGCCTCGCGCTGCGCGGCCGACTTGCGGGCCTCTGGGAAGTCCTGCGGCACGGGCGCGCCCGCGGGGCGGGCGGGGCGGCGACGGCGGTTCTGCTGCGACATGTGCGGGTTCCTCTCTATGTGTGCGGGTTCGGGTGGACGGAAGATGTTCGGCGGCGCGGGAACCCGCACGGAAACCGCGCCGCCGAACGGGGCGACCGCTATGCAGCGAGGTCGCCGGCCTGGCGGTCGAAGATGTCGCCCGCGCCATCCGCGAAGATCGCGATCTGGACCTCCCACTTGGTCGGGTCCGACTCGGTGCGGCCGTTCGAGGGGACCCACAGGCGAGCCCGCTTGGTGGTGAACAACCGCTCGCGATCCTCCAGGTCGGAGTCGGTTTCGAAGCACAGCCAGCGGTAGACCGGCTTCGGCATCGGAACCTTGGTGGCGGTGCTGCCGGGGGTGATCAGCTTGCGCGTCTCCGCGTTGTCCTCGAGCAGCGTCATCTTCCGAGCGACCTCGAAGTTCTTGCTGCCGAATTTGATCAGGCCAAGGCCCCAGCCGTAATGCTTGGACTCGGCAAGCGACCGGTCCTCGGGGAGACCGGCGTCGCCGTCGAGAATGCCGGTCTCGACCCACCCGACCGCGAGCGCGGTGTCGATGTCGGTCGGCAGCGCGGGCCGGGTGACGGCGTCGGACACGTAGACGCGCGCGTCCTTCCAGATCTTGACGTTGTCGGGATCGCGTGCCATTGGGCACCTCCTTATCGGCCAGCCCGTTCAGGCTGGGAGGGTTCGTGATTGGGCGCGCAGTGTGAAGCTCACGAGCTGCGCATTGGTGTTCGGGTCGCGTGCCTCGAGCAGGCCGGATGGCTCGGTGAGGGTGGCGACGCCGGGGACTCGCTGGGACATGAGCACCGAGAGGGCGGCCGAGGCGATATCGCGTGCACGGTCACGGCCATTCGCCCACACCGTGATTCGCAGTAGCGGCCTGGTGGTGACAGGCCAGCGTGGTGCGCCGCCGTCGTCGAACACCACCAGCGCGGGCGGCGAGCTCGACAGCGACCAGTTCGCAGGCAGGACGAGGCCGAACGTCGGCGACGGTGCGGCGACGAGCGCCGGAACCGTCGCGGCAAGGTGGTTCTTGACCGCCTTCGCCGGATCGGCCGGGCGGCGGACCGGCTTCACGGCTTCTGCTTCACCTCGAGCCCGACCGCCTCGGCGGCGCGGGTGAGCGTGCCGTACATCGCCTGATCGGCGGCCGGTACCTTGACCGCGGCCGCGCCGCGGTCAGTGGTGTAGTGGTCGACCTCGGCGTCGCTGCCCGCAGCCGCGGCCACCTCGGCGGCGACACCGTTGACCAGCGCCGCGAACGCTGGCGACTTGAGCAACTTGCCGATCGCCGCATTGTTGAGGCGCACACGCGGGTTCGCCATGATCAGCCCTCCCCTCTGCTGCACAGAGCCACGGTGCCGGTGCGCCGTGAGTGCGGTGATCGCCACTGCTCGACGGCGAGCTGATATCGCTGCCCGTCGACGGTGAGCTCGTCCTCACCGGTGAGGTCGACGGCGGGCAGGAAATAGACCGACTTGTCGACGCGCTGCCCGTTGCGGCCTCGGTCGATCATGTCGGGATTCGCGCCCGGCGCAACGGCCTTCGCGGTGAGCGCGGTGTCCGTACTCGGGATTGGGTTGCCGTCGTCGTCGTATCCGCCGCCGCGGTGCCGGATCACCTCGGTCACGGGAACACCGATCCGGCAGGCGGGTACCGGTAGCCGGGCGGGTCGCCGAACGATCCGCCCGGCATCGGCTCGGACGAAATGCCGAGCATCCGCTCGTGGCTCGCAAGGAACTGCAGCGTGCCCGCGCCGGTGACGAGGGTGCCCGACAGTGGGAACGGGCCCATTCCTTCCGAGAACGCTGAGTACCCGACCCACTCGCCCGGCGCCATCGCGACCCGGACGACCTCGATAACGACACGCTTCGCGATCGGATCGCCGTCGGCGATGTCCGGTCGCCGGGACGGGTCGCGAATCCAAGCCTCGGCCGCCGAGATCAGCAGATTGGCATCCGCGCGCTCGTCGTCCGAAAACGTCCGCCAACCGCGGGCGACCTCGTCGGCGGTCGCGAGCGGCATCGGTCACTCCTCCGGCAGGCGCGCGGCCAGCTCGGCGCGGGACAGGCCTGCGGCCTCCTCGGCGGACATGCCGCGAGACACCGCGTACGCGATCCACTCATCCTTGGGTGACGTCTGGCGGGGACGCGTCGGAGCGGCACCACCGGTGCCGTCGCCCGGCGCGCCTGCGCCCTGGTCTCCGGGACCAGGCGCGCCCTCACCCTGCTCGCCGAGATCCTCGCTCGATCCAGCGACCACAGCATCGGCAGGCTCGACCCATTCGTCGTCGGCCTGCTCGATCATCCCCATGTCGAGCAGACGTTCGACGTCGTCGGCGGCGAACTCGCCGCGGCGCAGCAGCGCACCGCGGTAGCGATACTGCGACTTTCCGGCGGCGTCGTGCAGGACGACGAGCGCCGCGGTCACACGTACGGCGCTCATCAGATACCCGTGATCTTCCATGCGGCCTTGGGCTCGACGACGATCGGCACCGTGACCCGGCGAGACCGGAGCAGGTACTTGTCGTTCTTCTCCTCGCGGATCGTCTTGACCTCGACGCCCGGGATCGAACCGCCAGCGGACACGTAACCGGGGCCTGCGAGCTTCTCGTCGGCCATACCGCCGAGCTGGCTCGTGTCGACGATGAGCGCCTGCCCGGCTGTCGGCAGGTTCGGAGTGGGCAGGAACCGCAGACCGGCGATCACCGGGAAGTTTCCGGTGTAGATCGGCGCGAGACCGTCCTCGCGCTTGAGCAGGTTCGCGACCTTGTCGTCGGACATGACGATGGCCCACGTCAGATCGTCGACCACGATCGTGTCCGGCTCGAATCCCTCATTGAGCGCGCGGATGTTCGCGACGGCCTTGAGCACGTCGCGGACGATGGCGGCCGAGCCGCCCGACCACGATGCCGCCGCCGCGGTGCTCTGGGTGACCTGCGATGCGATGGCGGCCAAGGCAACCGAGTCGATGGTCTTGACCATCTGGTTCACCTGCTTGATCAGTGCGCGGTTGACCGGGTCCATCTTGCGGCGCGCGATCGACTCGTCGGTGATCTCGGAGTCGCGGCCCCACTTGACGGTCTTGGCGACCTGCGCGGTGCCCTCGCTGAGCGAGGTGAGTGGGTACTCGGCACCCGGGGCGACGGCCTCGGGCGCGCGGTCTGAGTACATGCTCTCGCCCTGCTCGTACTCGACGGCGCCGCCGGGGGCGTCGTACCGGGCCGTCAGCAGGACGTCGGCGATGAACCGCTGCTCGGCCAGGGTGCGCAGGCGGCGCGCGACGAGGGTCGGGTCCTTGAGGAACCGCGAGATGGTGACGTTGTCGCCCGAGATGGTGGGTGCCGCGGGCGGGTAGGTGTACGGCATCGGTGATGTCCTCTCTTAGCGGGCGAGCTTGACGCGGACCTTGCCGCCGGACGCCGCCGCGAGGGCGACGCCGACGACCTGCGAGTAATCGGTGCCCGCGCCGATGTCGGCGACCGCACCGGCGGCGGCGGGCACAACGCGAGCACCGGCGGCGATCGCGCCGGAAGCGGCGAGCTCGTGCACGCCACCGGTCAGCACGGTGACGAGGTCACCGCTACCGCCGTCCTGCGCAGCGACGCCGAGCCACGCACTGGTTGCCGCCGAGGACGGCGCCACGGTGTCGTTGCCGGACACAATGAGCAACTGCCCGCCGGTGACGGCGGCCGAAGTGACCCGAGAGAATGCCTCGCCGGGCTTGAAGATCGCAGCGTATTCGGGCATGTCAGGCGTCCTTTCCGAACAGCGCCGAGTACACGTCGTCGCTGTTGTCGTCGTGGATGGTCCCCGCGTGACCCAGTTCGACCCCGACCGGGAACACCGGCTCGAGGGCGTTGAGGATCGAGAGCTCGCGCGGGTCCTTGTTCAGCCGGTCGAGCCAGGTGTTCCGCGACGCCGGGGCGATGCGGCCAGTGCGCACCGCGGTGTCGACCGCTGCGATGCGTTCGGCGCGCTCCTGTTCGGTGCGGGCCTGGTCGCCCCGGCGGGCAGCCTCCTGCAGCGCGGTCAGGGTGGCGCGGTCGATGGCGACCACACCGGCGGGCAGACGGTTCGCGGCCGGTGCCGGTTCCTCGGCGGGCGGCGGGGCCGGGGCGGTGTCGCCGTCCTGCCCCCACACGGTGAGCGCCTCCTGCGCGGTCGCGATGGCCTCCTCGAACGAGTCCGCGATGGGCTGCGCGATGGCCGCCACGTCCGGCGAAACCCCTTCGGTGGTGGCGGCCGTCGCGGTCGCGAGCAGCTCGGGCCCCGCGGTGACGAGCGCCTTGAGAAATGCGATGTCCTTGTCGTTGAACGGGAGCTCGACGGGCGCGATCGCCGCGGACGGTCGACCGGCGAGCTTGTCGAACGCGGCCGTGATGGTGGCCTCGTCCGCGTCCTCGGCGACGCCGAGGCGCTTCGCGATGCTGGCAAGTGCAGACATGCGCGTTCCCTTCTGGTTGGCCTCGGCCTCGGTGGCTGAGGGGGTACGTGGCGCCGGGGCCGCTTGGCGTCCGGCGTAGTTGAATGCCGACAGGTCGAACCGGGCGACGGGTGCGAGTGCGGTCGCCTCGACGAGCTCGACGCGGTCAGCGAGCCCGGCGGCGACGGCCTCGGACGCCGAGAACCACGTCTCGGCCTGCATGACGGCGCGCCACTCCTCGACGGTCCCGCCGGCCTTTTCGGCGTAGATCGACGCGATGTTGTTCGAGATGCGGTCGAGGTTCTCGGCATGCTTGCGCAGCTCGTCGGCGTTGCCGCTGGCGTAGACCCATGCGTCGTGGATCATGAGCTCGGCGTTGCGGCAGACGACCACCTCGTCACCGGCCATCGCGACGAAGCTCGCGGCCGACGCCGCGAGACCATCGACGACGGTCGTGATGTGGGCCGGGTGGCCGCGCAGCGTGTTCAGTAGGGCGATGGCCTCGTACACGTCGCCGCCGGGCGAGTTGATCCGCACGGTGATCGAGGTCGCCGCACACTTCGCGAGATCCTTCGCGAACGTCGCCGCGCTCACGCCCCACCAAGGATCGATCTCGTCGTAGATCAGCACCTCGGCCGAGGTGCCGTCGTCGAGATTCTGAATGCGGTACCACGGCGCGGGGCGCTCGCCGCGATTCCGGCTCGGTCCGTTCACCACAGCGTGAGTGCTCCATCCGGTTCGATTCGGGCTCGGGGGGACGGCGGTACCTCGGTCGCGATGCGCCGCATGGTGGCGCGCGTGCGCGTCGCCTCGCGAAACTCGTCGCGCGACATCCGCGCCATGCGAGCGGCGACCGCGGCGGCGGTGTCCTCGCGGTCCTGGTGTTCGACGAGCTCGTCGCCCTCGACGGCCTGCCGAATCGGTAGGCCGTAGTCCTGCCGGGCGGCCTGCTCGATCGCCTCGTCGGGCGTGATGATTCCGGCGCGCACGAGGATCTCGAGGGCCGCCGCGGTGGCGTCCTTCCTGCTGCCGATCTCGTCAAACACGAGCTGCGGTGCGACCTCGTCAGGCCCCCAATTGGCATCGACGAGGTCCTCGATGATGTGGGCCTGCGCGGTATCGCGGATCATCTCGGCGACCGTCTGCAGGCTCATCACAAAGAAATCGGCAAACGTCGTACCGAGTGCCCAACTGCCCGTGGAATTCCCGAGGTTCAGGAAGTGCGCGAGGACACTCCTGCCGATCTGCGCGTCGTGGTAGTCGATGGCGGGCTGTGCGTCCGGCAGGTTGCCCTCGACGCCCAGCAGTCGCAGTTTCGCGCCGTTCGGGATCGCGGCGCCGCTGGCGTTGCCCGCCTTGTACGACTGCGCCAGTTTCGTGCCGCGGTCGAGTTGGGGCTGCTCATCGTTGGGTCCGCCCTCATAGATCGGCACACCCATCCCGTTGCGCTCGATGGTCTGCGCCTGCACTCGCAGCAGCCGGTCTTTGATCAGCCAGTGCTTATACGCGGGCCGGAGCAGCGATTGCCCCGTCCAGTCGCCGCCCTCGCGGTCGACGACGTACGCGACGAGCCGCTCGACCGGAATGCGCACGGCGCCGCCTGCGCCCCAGCCGAATTGCTCGATCGAGACGAGTCCGCCGTCCGGTGCGACCTCGATATCGGAGATAGTCTCAGCGAGGCGCTGCCCGAGCTTGCGCAGGTGGTACAGGCCGTCATCGTCGCCCACATCCCATACCGGCTCGAAGAACTGGTGCCCGTATCGCAGGCACAGCAGCGCCGCGGCGAGATGCTCTCCCCATGAGAACCGGCCGCGCCGCCGTCGTCTACGGTTCGGTGGCTGCCCCACCACCGGCAGGCCGAGGTCGTTCGCGATGTGCGCGACCACCTCGGGCCGGGCTCCGGCGGGGTCGATGCGCCAGTTCGTACGCTTCACGGGCAACGTCACGGCCCGCATCACAGACGTGATCTGTGCGTCCTGCCGCTCCATCCGGCGATACACGCGCGTGCACAGCGGCCAACGCAGCTCGGGCGTTTCCTCGGCTGCTTGCCAGAATCCGACACCTTCGGTGCTGTATCCCTCTGTGGCGTAACCGATCTCATTGAGCATTGACACTGTCGCCACCTCCTAGAAACCCATCACCATGAGCTCGTCCTCGGGCATCGAGTCCTCTGCCGCCTGCACTGGCATTTGCACTGGCGCGAGCTGCGCGCCGAACGTGAGCAGGCCCCAGCGCGCGGCCGCGAGAACCTGCATGCGGGTCGCGCCGGCCGAGGTGTAGTCGAGGACGACTCGGCCACCCGGGAGCGTCTTGGTCTGTGTCGTTTCCCGCGCCTGGTCGACTCGCGGGTCCCCAGCGTGTGAGAGCCGTTCAGCGAGGGCGTCGTCGAGCAGACCGACGACGGCATCGGCCATCTGCGTGGACGAGGTCAGCTCGGGTTCGATCCCGAGCGGTATCAGCTTCGGCACGATGCTCGCCGCGGGCGAGGACGCGTTGATCACCAAACAGCACGGGTCCCAGCGTTCGACTAGATCGACGATGCGCTCGACCACATCGGCGGCGCTGCCGTGATAGCCGAGCTCGACGCGGATCCGGTCGGCCGTCGTCCACGTCGCCGCGCCGATCGAGCAGGTGCGCAGATCAGGGGTCATGTCGACTGCGATCGCGATCGGCCCACGCACTGCGACTCCTGCCTCGCTCATCCGGCCCCATGGCTCGTCCGGGATCAGCGCGGGCAGATCCTCCGAGTCGGCCGGCCAGTCCCCGCGGCCGAGGTACTCGACGTCGAAGCTTTTGCGCCCGGCCGGTGTCGAGAACTTCTTGAGCTCGGCGCGGAGTTTCTTCTCGGTGGCGATCACGCCGTAGGACGGGTTCGCCAGCCGCCAGGTTTCGGGATCGGTGCGGTTGCCGTGGTCGTCCATCCATTCGGCGAAGAACAAGCCCAGCTCGTCGGCGGACCGGCCCCGCCTGCGCACCGATGCGAGGACATGCCCGTTCGGGTGGTCGTCCTGGTTGACCGCGCTTGAGGTGTAGATCGTCTGCGGGTCGTCGGCCGCCATCTTGGTGGGCGACAGCGCCGCCATGTCAGCCTCGGTGAGGTCGTACGCCTCGTCGTAGATTTCGAGGTCGATGCGATCCAGGCCGCGGCCAGCGTGTGCCGATCGAGTGGTGAAAACCACCTGCGCGCCGGACGCGAGGACGATGGTGCCGCGGCCCTGCGAGCAGGTGTGCGACTCGACGCGTTTCGCCATCCATGGCGTTGTCTTGACTATCGCCCACGTGCGTTTCCACAGTGCCTTTGCGGTCTCCCACTGGTGCGCTGAGAACACGATGTTTTCGCCGAGCTTGAACAGCCCGTAGAGCACTCGCAGGATCAGGACCGTCGACTTGCCCGCCTGGCGCGGGATGATCAGGCAGCACTCGGGGTGCGTCCATGTTCCATCGGGGTTGCGAGCCAGGATCCGTTCGAGCGACCACAGTTGCCACGGCATCGGGCGGATGCGCGAGGCCGACAGCTTGCCGAGCGCCGCCGCGCGCATGCCGAGGTCGAAATCGCCCGGCGTGTAGAGCAGCGCCTCGGGTGTCTGCCGCCCGGTGAGATTCGGCCATTCCGCGGCGATGATCTCGGCGAACCGAGCGTCGACGTCCTCGCTACAGATCGTCGAGAGGGTCATATCCGTTGTCGGTACTGGACCCTTGGCGGCGGATCTCGGCGAGCAGCTGGCGCAGCGTATTCGCTTGCTGGCGAGCCTCGACGAGCGCGCCGTCGACTCGGACCTCGATATCGCCGTCGCGGGCGGTCGTCAGGGTCGCCCAAACGCTGTCCTCGCCGTCGACCAGTTCGGCGAGCCGGTCGAGGCGGTCGGCGACGCGGGCGGCCTCGTTGATCAGCACCGTACGGGCGTACGGGTCGTCGGGGGTGCCCAGCTCGGCCCGCAGGCGGTCGCCGGTGGTCTGCTCGGCCACCCCTGCCCCCATTCCCGCCCGAAAATCGGCCGTAAAAAAAATCCTGAC